TCTTCTTTATTCAAAATTGATTGCTCATTCCCACACCAATCACACCAATAATGGTCATGCCTTTCTTCCATTTCATAACATCCACAGTTATTGCAGATTTCCGATAGCTTGTTTATCTCTCTCATGGTTTAAAGTATATCTTCTCCCCACTCTTCTTATCAAAGAAAAAGAAACGTGGTACTGCAATGGTGTCAAGCACAGTCTCTGTTCTGATAAAGAACTTTGTCTCCGCAGTAATGCCAACTCCAGTTGTATCACTCGCCACAATAGGAATAACTCTCTGCACCTCCGCTACTGCATACACTATTTCAACTTGCGCATTAGCGTCAATGGTCATCTCAGGCAATGGCTTGTATTCCGGTTGCTTGGCTTGTTGAGAAAAGCCGATAATCGGCAATGTGATTAGAATCAATGTTTTTAATACTGTTTTCATTTTAATTATTTTGTTGATTAATTATTTGAATGCCAAATCTTATCATTCCAAAAGCTGACGATCAACTCTTGCAAATCTTGATCTGGCTGTTTGATAAGTTTAAAAGTGATCATTCCCATTTATTTCATGCCATAAAATAAACAGCAAAAATAACAAGAAAACCAGCATCACGAATATACGAATATCATTTATCATATCTTTTAATTTAGGTAAATATGCCAATGTTTTTCAAATTCTTCATTGTTCAGTTCAGAATAAAACAAAATGAATCTTATATGATTTGGAAGCCAGAAAGAATCACGAGGCTTCCACATTTCCATTGTCAAAAAATCTATTTCTGCGTAGTCTTTTATCTTTTCCATTTGTTTATCTGTTTGCTTTAACAATTCCAGCACCTTCTCTAAGACTGATTTTTGGCTTTCGATCAATGTCATCAAATCTGACTTGTGTCCATTTTCCTGCACTCCATGATTGAGTTCCTCTCCTGTCGCAAGTCCACAGTTTACCTTCAGCGCATCGAAACAAGTTCTTTGCATACTGGTTTACTAAAACAGCAGGAAATTTTCTGCCCTTGTAATTTACTATTACTTCTTTATTCTGCAACATAAAATACATTTTGATTTTTGATAATCTTACCATCCCAAGCATAAATGTTTGATTTGTCCTTTAGTCTGGTAACTTTTTTCTCTTTATTCAAATAGAAGAAATCCATGTCGTTGATCATAGGAACATCTTTGATCATATCATGCAATAAATTACGCTTTTCAAGAAATTGCTCATGTCTGCCCATTATTTCATCTTGGATGCCAACTTCACAAGGCACATTGATCAATTCAAACCGATCTTCAATCGGTATATTGTATTCAATCTTATTGCCATACTGATCAATCTTATTTGATGTGAGATAATAGCAGAGAACTCCTTTTTCATAGCCTGTTGCCAACATCTGACATTGTATTTGTGCAATGTAAGTTTTTGGAACATTGCTTATGTTCTTAAAAAATGATGATATGGTGTATGGACATTTTATGTCAATCACACATTGTTGATCTTCATCTGTGATGTCTGGAGTTGCCCAAAGATGATCTTTGATGAAGATCGTTTCATCTGATCTCAGACGTGAACTTGGAAATAGAGGCTTCACCACATGGTGAAATGCCTCTTCTTCGTTGAATAAACCATGCTGCATTGCAACAGTTGTCAGTTCTCGCCTGTATCCGTTGATCATTTCTTCGACCTTCTCCAAGATCAGAGATTGCGCTGTCTTAGAGTTTATGCCATCTCTGGTGAACAGTTTGCCAATCTCGGATGCACCAATGCCTCCTATCTTGTCTGGATTCATCATTGTAGAAGCATTTTCTTGGTTGTGAAAATAGTTTTGATCTCTGGATAAGTATCAATCTCTGATTTGCACTCTTTCCACGCTTCTGTCAAGTCTGCTACTGATTCGCAGCCTTCCAATTTTAGACTGACCTTCGTCAGAACATCTTTTGGGATTGCTTTTTTGATTAGCTTCGTAGATGGTGTGAATGTGCCACCTCCACCTTGATTTGCTTGAGCGTTCATGACTTCTTCGTATGAAGCCACAGATTCATCCAAAATTCCAAGACATGCTAATGCACGACCCCATGCAGATGTCTCTGCATTTTCGACATGGGATGTCTTATTTATGAAAGTTGATCCTTCCTTCTCCATTGCAAATCCTGTTGCAATCGTTCTGCCTTCTGGATTGATTACAGAGGCTTTGAATACGACCTTCTGTTCATCATATCTGACCATCTCTGTGATTAAAGAGTAATCTTTAAACTTGGAACGAAACTCTTTGATTCTTTCGGAAACAGGCACATATTCTGCACCCTTGATATTAACTGTTTTCATGTTAAATTATTTATTTATTTAAATTAATTTTTGTAACATCGCTATCTTCTAAAATGGCAGCAGTCACCAAAGGGAATTGCATGAACATCTTGTAATTGTTTTTGGTATAATGCAGACATTCTTCTGCTCCCATCTTGGTATATCTTATAAGACCAGCACAAAATTGATCTGTATCAACAATCCATATTTCACCATCAACTGTAAACTCCAATGCTGTCGCTCCTGACATCGCTGTCAAAAGCCTAACATCCTGTAATTTTTCTGATATTCTGTCTATTTCTGTAATCATATTACTTTGTTTTAAGAGTTTAAAAATATGAGCAGTTTGCGACTTGCTCAGGTCAAGCATAAAGATAAACGATTAACGCTCATGTCTTTCTTCAACATCCATTGGTTCAATATCTAATGGTTCACAAGGGTATTCCAAGTGCCAATTTTGAGCTTCTGGTGGTAAATATGGATTAAAGTGATTCATGTCTTTGTTTGTTATTTCCATCATCGAGTAGTGATTAAATCACCTGACTCAGAAACCTGATTCCTAAATCCTAACCCAGACTCGGTACGGTCACCGAATCTTTTAGTTAATTCCTCTTCGCTACACCTAATACAACTATTTCTAAACCAATCCTGCATCTCACCAACGGTAAGTTCCATCCCGTCTGAACTTATTATTAATGTTTCCTCATCGTCTTGAATGAGCGACCACATTAACCTTAGCTCTTCTTGAGATTGGAAAACTGTTCTACCGTAGTCTCCGCAAAATGTGACTCCTAAACTTTCTTGTTCAAATGTTGTAAAACGTGTCATGTTTGTTTGTTTTTAAGTGTTAAAATGGTGAGCAGTTTGCGACCTACTCAGGTCAAGCGTGATGTCTTATGATAAATTAATTCCGTGAACTTCGTTTTCAGTGATTGATTCATTTTCCCAAGTCTTAACAATGCTAAGAACAAAAAGAATTGTTGAAAGAGCCATCCAAAGAGACTGATTAAATTCAATATGACCATCGTTCATGTCTGACTGCAATCTTTTGATAGCTTTTTCAAAGTCATAATAGTAATATCCATCAAGAAGCCCGTATGTCATATTCCTTATAGCCTTCAATCCGTTTATCTCACTTGCATTTATACTCATAGGACCAATTGAACAAGTTATGGCATCTCTCATTTCTGATGTCATTAGTTCGTGTCTGTTAAAATTAAAGTATCTTTTCATGTCTGTTTTTTTTTAGTTGTTAATTAATTACATCAACAAATATATATGTTTTTTTTATAAAAAAAAATATTTATTAAAAAAAAATCAAAAAAAAACCTCCTCAAACTTGGGTGAATGAGGAGGAAAACGTGTAACATGAAAAAAATCTACTTAAAGACTATGCAAATATATAAAATATTAATCATGTATATTTGCAAAAAAAACTTTTACAATGAAAACATTTAAAGACGAGAATGGACAAATACGCATCTTACAAGATTATTCAGTATCTGATCTTTTTGAACAATTCAATGATAACATCTGGCAAGGTGTAGCAAAAGAAGATCGTGAATCACTTCTTCAATTAGAATTTGACAAGATGTCTCGTGATCTTGATCAACTGGGAGATTTATTGAAAAAACTTAAAAACAGATAAATATGAATAGAGAGCCATATGGTATCTTTTATGTGAGCTGGTTAAATGACCAGAACTTAAAGCATTCCGAATTGATCTTATTATTGAGACTTTCTAATTTATCAGCAACAGATGGCTTCGCTTATCCTTCAAATGATTATTTAGCTGAAAAAATGGGTTGCGATCCTTGTACTATTTCAAGACATATATCTTCTCTCATTAAAAAAGGATATATCAAAGTTAAGTATGAAAAAAATGGTGCATTAGTAAAGAAAAGACTCATTTTTTTAGTGCATTCTACGATTGACAAAAATGTCAAGCCACGATTGACAAAATTATCAACCACGATTGACAAAAATGTCAAAGAGAATAATAAAAGTATTAATAATAAAAGTATTAATATTAAGAAACCGCTTGATTTATTGAAATCTGATGCTTCAAAATATGAGATTTTGTGCAAACATTATTTCAGTCTATCAAACCTTGATGATCTGCTCTTCAAATGCTCTAAATCAATAATTGAAAACAACAAAGATTGGCAAGAATGGAAATACAGCCAGATATACAATAGATTTGCAAAATATCTGTCTGCTTGTATGAACAATAAAGCAGAAAAAGATAAAATTGAAGATAATGGAAGATATAAATGGTTTTAAAA